GTAGGATCTACAATAGATAGCGTAGTTTCGTGTGCATCTGCTGTAGCTCCTTCAAAGATTATAGCATTAGAAGCTTCCATTGTAACTGTATCTGCTGTAGTCGTTGTACCTGCTACAGTCAGTTTAGGTACTAGTAGTTCTCCCGTGCTTGGATTGTATCGTAAAGCTCCTGTGTCGTCTAAAAGTCCGTCAGACTCGTCATGGAAAACTACAGGGAAATTTGTATTGGCTGTACTATCTGTGACTGTAACTTTAGAAGATGTTCCAGTTACATCGCCTGTCAACGGCCCTGCAAAAGCATCTGAAGTTACAGTACCATCAAAGAAAGCATCTTTAAATTCTAATGAGCTTGTTCCAAGATCTATTTGGTTATCTGTTACAGGATATAAAGCTCCTGATGTAAGTGTGAGTCTAGCAGCGTTATCTACCTTAAAATCAATTTCATTTGCTGTTCCAAAATCTATTGCTGTCTGAGAGTCCTCACCCATTATTAGATCAGTAGCATAGATAGATGTAATACCTGTCTGTGCTGCATCTACTGAAAAGTCTATAGTATTATCAGCATCTTGATAAGTAACTGTAATACCGCTTTCAGTATTACTTGATACCATTGCTCCTGCTGTGTCTGCAATATATTCAGCCAATGTAGTTCCATCGACTGTATAAGCATCGGCTTCAAGAGTACCATCAATATCAGCATTACCTGATATATCTAATGTAGTAGCATCCAATTCTCCTGCGACTGTAACTACACCGTCTGCAAGAGTAATAAGATCTGTATCGTCTGTATGACCTATCGTAGCTCCGTTGATATTAACATTGTCAATAACAGCTTGTGTAATTGCACTGTTAGTGCCTAAAGTAGCTCCGTCTACACTACCTCCGTTAATGTCAGCCGTATCAGCTACTAAAGAATCTATATTAGCTGTACCGTCTATATAAAGGTCTTTAAACTCGTAAGAGCTAGAACCTAGATCAATGTCATTATCAGTTGTTGGAAGGATAGTTCCATTATTAAAAGTGATCTGTGTCTCACCGCCTGTTGTTACTGTAATAACATCAGAGCCTGAGAAGGTTACACTTGTATTAGTGTCTCCATCACCTGTAATAGAATCTAGTTGTATGTCTCCTACATTAGTAATATCTGCATCATTAAAGCTTGTAGCTCCTAATGAGTTTGCTGCTGCCGTAGAAGTAAGGCCAGCAGCCATTGTAACTCCACCACCATCTGCAATCTGAATAGCATCATCGCCATCTGTAAATGCAATAAGCGGAGTTTGTAATTCTGTGGTGACTTCAAAGTTTGCTATAGTGTCTATAGAGCTTTCAAAATAAGTTTCAAAGTCTGTCAAAGCAACTTGCTTCATCGTGCCACCATCATTAACGACAACCCTATCAGCATCTGCTAGTGTTGTAGACGTAGCACTTGTATCTCCATCCATTATATTAAGTTCAGTAGCTGTTGCAGTCACACCGTCCATAATATTTAATTCGGCTGTAGTGGCTGTTACACCATCCATAATATTCAATTCAGCAGCCGTGGCTGAAATTGCAGTACCATTAAAGTTTATAGCATCTGCATAGACAGTTCCATCAAAGTAACCATCTTTAAATTCTAGTGAGCTTGTACCTAGATCTATATCGTTATCTGTAACTGGTACAATAGCTCCATCTTGTATTCGTACTTGTTCGACAGCAGCAGAAGAAACCTCTACAAAGAAGCCCCAACGATTATTAGAGCTATCTGCTACAATTTTATTAAGAAAATCCTGATCGCCTATCGTATGAATATTACCACCTTCAGCAGCAGTACCGTCATGTTGGTGTCCGGTTGTTCCGCTAGATGCGTAAACAAAGGCGTTTAGTATTTGGTTATATTCGTTATTGAAAAGCGCAGCCGTGATTGTATCACCATCAGCTATCGAACTCTGTCGTGTATAAGTTGTTCCCATTATAATCTTCCTGAAGGTCTATAATTAATGTATAATCCATTGATGGTATAAGGAGCTTTTGTATCTTCGCTAAATATTTTAAAGAAGTTACTGTGTCCACTTCCTTGTAACGAAGACCTAACTAAAGGTTGCTCCGGTGCGCCAAAAGTACTTGTTCCAAAAAGGGCTGAAGCATCTCCAAAAACTGAAGGTGTCGCAGATATAATTCCTACATCAGTAGGTTGTAATCTGTCTGTACTGTCGTAATCAAAGCGAACTCTAAGTGTAGGCTCAACTGCTCCCTCTGGAAATAAAGAAACTTTAACATGGTCTAAAGTTTTTAAAGTTCCGAAGTCTCCATAATCAAAATCAGGTGACTGATATTCTGCTAATATATTTGTAGAAGTTCCAGCAGGATTAAAATCATTTCCTGTATCGTGATTATAAATATAACCTGTTCTATCTCCGTGGTATCTTTTTTCTTTCCCTGAGTAGTTAAATCCTGAAGCAATAGCACAAGCTTGTATTCCTTGTGTTTCAGACCATTCAAATCCTCTGGACGTTAAAGTACCTATAATACCTTTTGAGTTAGCTGTAGAAGCTGAAGATGTACTATAGTATAATCTATACTGTGACTTATCTCTAAGAACAACACTACTATATTCAAAAGTAGCTGTGTTTCCTATAATATCATTTATAAGAGGTTGAATAGCTTTACTTACAGTTCCTAATTCTATATCACCAATTCTAGCTGTACCTGCAATAGTTCTAAATCCATCAGGTGCTAAGAAAATAAGATCTCCTGCAAACTCTTGAATAGTTTTACCATCTACACAGCCTACGTTTTTCGTAACTGGCGTTACCGCTATATTACTTGAATCATTTATATTTTGTAATTTATAAATTGAGTTTTTACAAAATATAAATAGCTCATTACGGAAGGATTTCAAACCTACTACTTGATCATCTAATACAATACTACCAGAACCTGAAGATGTAAAATCATCTATATCACTTGTTCCACTATAAAATATAGTATTTAAAGCTGTAGCTGCTCCAGCAACTACTAAATGCTTATCATGTATTACACAGTATTTAGGATAATGTGTGCCACTAACTGTTATTTCTTTAGCAAAATAAGTTCTACTACTTAAAGCTGAATCAGTCCCTGTCATTTTAAAATAAAAGGGTTTTGCTCCAGAACCTTCGTCAGTTACAATAACTTCTCCATAAGCAGTATTTCCTTCATAAGTAGCAAAGTGTGCTTTACTTTGACTTGTTCTAGCAAGTGCACTACGCCCTGTAAAGGTACTATAATTATCTCCACCACCAGCTACACTATCTCTATTAATTTGAAGCCAACTATCTCCGTCTTGACTAAAGTATAAGTTTGTACCTGATGCAACTATAACTCCATCTCCGTAAACGTGCATTCCTAATACAGCATTAGAACTATTTGGTCTTGTCCCATCTCCAAACTGAGTATAGCCATTAATACGTCTATAGCCTCCTCTGGTAGAGACTTCAAAATTACTAAGCCTTGTGGCTACTCCCGGCTTTTGAGTAAGATCTATTGCATTACTAGCTTTATCTAAACCACCTTGAAGTGCAATAGAAAAGGGTTGAGATGCTGCCATTAGAAATAAATCCTATCGTCTGACATAACTTTTGGTTGTGGATTAATTAAATTAGATTTCATATTCTTCATTCCTTTTTTGTAATCTTCTAAAGCAAAAGCTGCTTGTTGAAGATTATCTTTGAATTGATGAACATAATATCTAGTTCTAGCTGATATAATAGGCGAATATTGATCTGGAAGAACTATTGCATCTCCATGAGCAGATAAAGCTGTAGGTATTGTGTAAGCATAAAAATGTACATTATATACTTTATCTGGTATAGGACTTAATCCAAACTTTCTATGATCAGGACTTCTTATTACATATTTAGGTTCGCCATAGACTTGAGTATCTGCATCATCTGCATTTTCGGAATCTCTAAGATACCTACGCCAATCAGATAATGTAATAAATTTTAAACTTTTAGATACATAAGGTGCTGATTCTCCAGATACACTAATCGTTGTAATATAGAAATCATCCCAATCTATAGAAGAATAATCTGTAGTTATACTAGAGCTACCAGATTTTAAAGTATACCATCGCTGACCTTCTACACTAGCAACAGTAACATTTCCATAAAACGGATCTGTACCTCCACTAGCTGCTGCGGCAAAGAAAGGAAGTTGAGGTTCTTCATTTGCTATATCATTCAATGATCTATTAATTGATTCTTGTACAAAGGCTTGTATTCCTATAGCATCAGAAAAATTAGAAGATGTTAATTGAACTTCATTAAGCTCCCGTAAAACCTCATTTGTTAATGTAAGATATGTAGTAGCCATTAGTCTGATTCTTTATTATCAGTTACACCTTGTTTTTCATCTGAGTCACGATTTTGTTTATCTTCAGAATTGTCGTAATAACCTTCCATTTCTGTAATATCTGGATAATTTACAACACTACCATATTTTAATTCAGGCATTATTTTCTCCTACCTTTACTTTATTTTTAAATATTCTGTCATAATTGTTTTTATAGTTTTCCATATTATTTCCAGAATATTGCCTCCCTAAAAGTCCTAAAGTACGGGTACTCTTCCCCTTATGGTTCATTACAATAGGATTTTTATCGCTTCCTAACTGTGGCATCTAACTAGATCTTTGCTTAATCAGGCAATACGCCAAGATGTAAGAACTCAGCCAAGAAGGTGACTGTTGTTGCAGCCGTTGCAAGATCAGCCCCAATCGGAGTGAGTCTAGCATACAAAGTTCTAGCTGAAGCCGAATACAATGTAGCAGCAATAACAATTGCTTCTGAAGTTGCAGGACCACCTACGACACCTGCCGTAACACTAGTACTAACAAACGCATTAGCTGCATGACCATGTGAATCTTGAATAAGATACAAAGGTGCATTAGCTGACCAAGTAACTGCTGAACCACCATCATCTAGAATAGCTTCAGTGGCAATAATTTGAGTACCACCCGAAGAAGTTCCTAATGAGAAGTCTACGTCATTACCACTACTACCGCCTGTAACAATGTTACCTGCTGGAATAGCAATCAGATTACGAAGAATCGTATCTGCTGGTTGCGTAAAACTGACATCAGTATTGGTATCGTCTGTAACTGCAATAGTACCTGTCGTTGTTGATGTCCAAGAACTGACTACATTGTCAGCGAGATCACGAACATCTCCTGTTCTAGCCGAGTTTCGGCCTGTGTCTCTTATTTCAATAACTGGACTTGCCATAATTTTTCTCCATTATTTAATTATTAAGTTAAAGAAAAGGGAGCCTTTGCAGACTCCCAAATCTGATTAGTCAATACCGTAAAACGCAGAAACGAGTGCGCTAGACTGTAGTACTTTAGCCCCATAAACATGGAGTCCTCGTACAATGTCCCCAAACGAATCTGGATCACGTAAGACTTCTGTACTAGTAATTGTCTGTGCAGTAGCCGTAGAAGACATATGACCAGCAATACATTTGCCAGCAGCATTAGATGTGCTTGCAATGTTATTAGACTTGTACATACTAAATCCACGAATTTTGCCAGAAGTTACTAGACCATTCCTGATCGAACCTTGACCAGCGTTGTAATCTGATGATAGCAGTTTTGATGCTGTACCAGCAAGAACCTCATAGAAATCAGGCGCAGCTACAAACCAACGCCCCTCTTCAGGAATATTTGAATCGTCTAAAAGACGAGCCATACGTCCTAAAACATCTAGAGGATCATGCTCTGATCCAGCGAAACCGATATCTAGATTACCTGTACCGTCAAATGTACCAGCAGCAAGGTCAGTTGCATTATCCGAACCTAAAATATGGTTTGGACTAGAAGCTGACACTCCACTAAACATAGCAGCAATAACGCCCTCATCGAAAGCATCTTTAAGAGCATACGCCGCTGAAGATGAGGCTACTTCCCGCCAGTTCACATGGGACATATTACTTTCAATGTCGTCCACTTTGAACTTAAAGGCGTTAGCCGTATCGACAACAAGCGTCAACTCTTGGTCAGTTAGCTTTGTCTGAGTTACGTCTGCACCACGTTCGTACTGATACACAGTAATCTCAGGCTCTTTAATAATCTTTACTGAATCTCCGAAGTTGGCAATTTCACCCGAATAATCGGTATTTGTAATCGCTTCCGCAACCGAAGCCTTCCTAAAGAAGTTGAGAACCTTTTTAGAGTAGACTGCCGGAAGGAAAAACGAATTATTTTGCCCACTTGTGGAGTTAGCAAAGTTGGCATCAGTATCTGTGCTAGGCTCAAAATACTGATCAGATTGATTATATGCCATTTGATTTCCTCCTTAAAGTAAGTTAATTATTGTTTTACTACTCTACCTTCTGAAATAGCTTGATTAATTTCATCTTCAAATCTATCAAATTCTTCCATAGGCATAGCAGCTATTTCCCTTTCTGTCCAAATTTTATCCTGTCGAGGATCTACTGTAGTTGTTTTAGTAGATACCATATCGGCAGCAGTTTTTTTGGACTGTCTAGAAGCTGACTTTTTAACTTTCTTAGAAGTACCTACTCCCATATCCTTTTTAAATAAATCTAAAGCTCTACTAGCAAGATCAGCATCTCCAGCATTATTATAAATCCACGTTTGGATAGAATCAGGTTGTGATTTTGCCCATGAATGAAAATCCTCACTATTTCTTATATCATCAAAATCAGGGTGATTATCCCTTAATCTTTTTTCTGCATCTTTTCGTACTAGTTCTGTTTCTCTGTCTTGGAGGGCTGAAAGACGTTCTTCTAGAACTTTTGCCTTTTCCTCACTTTGCATATGAGCTACAGTTTCTACTACTTCAAAAATATCAGGATGCTTAGATTTAAATTGTTCAAGTTCTTCTACAGTTTTAGGAGCTTTATAAGAAGCTTTATTTTGAGTAGCTTTTTCTATAAGTTCCTGTTCTCTAGTCTTAAACTCATTAAGTTTTCGATCATAGTGTGATTTTAAATCATCGTAACGTTTTTTATAATTAGGACGCTTATAAGGTTTATCCTTTTTAGCTTCCTTTGCTTCTGGCTTATCCTCTTTTGAATTTATTTCCTGCTCGGCAGGATCTTCAAAATAAGGATTATCAGCAGATATAAACTGCTGTTCTTTCACGTTATGCCAAGATTTCTTTTGATTATACGGGTTTGCTTGTTCCTCTGTTTCAGTTATTTCGGTCATTTTCTATTCTCCTACTCAGGGCTTTCTTAACAAAGGTGGCTGCTTAAAGGCCAACATAAGCAGGGCTTGTCTTGTAAAGGTAGCCTTTCGGGTTTACTAAAGTTGATAAAGTGCCTATAAATAGGGTAGCTTTATCCCATTTGCATACGAGGATTTACTCCCATCATACCTTTTTTGATATCATCATCTTTATCATCTTTAAGGTCTTCACGGATTACTCCTCCTGCTTGCGCCATTTGTCGTTGATCTGAAGCAGCTTCTGCATCTCTCATCATAGACTCTAAGTTATCAGAACCTATTTCGTCAGTTGCTTTTGCAGTAACAACAAATTCTCCATCAGATAACCTTGCGGGTATCGAATCGGAGACTGCGGAACCCGGTCCTTCAACTGGACCAGATCCTGCAAATTCTGTAGCTGTATTCATTAGCTTATCAAAAATTATACTTAATTGAGGGTCAGCTTCTAATTTATCCATTAAGTATACTTCTTCTTTATCATCAAGTGATTCAGATATTACAAAATCTAAATAATTATCTTCCATCTGTTCGTCAGGAACCATAGGTTCTTCGGAAACCATAGGCTGTTCCATAGGAGCTTCTCCTAGTAAACCACCTTCTTGTTTTGGTTCTCGTTCAGCAGCCTCTTCTTGTAGCTGCCTAAGAATTTCGACCCTTCTAAGTATTTCTTCTTTCATTTCTTCTGAAGAAGAAAAAGGAAGATCTATATTTTCTCTTGAAGCTGCATTGTCAATATTAACCCATGCTGAGTTTATTCGTTTATCAAAAGGACTTATACTATCTCTAAAAGGTCTTAATAATCCCCTAGCTTCTTGAGTATATGAAGGATTATTCATAATTGTTTCAGCTTCTGTATCCATTAAATTATTAATGTCTGTTAAAAGATTTTCTTTTATTCTTCTTTCTTCAGCAATAATATCTCCAGTAACGCCTGTAGGCATAGCATCTAAATCTTCAAATTCTATAGGGTCATAATCTCTTGGTCCCTGATAAGGAGCATTACCTAAATTTGGAATAGGTCTTTCGTCTACTTCACTACCTTCTTGATATTGTTGTCTGTCAGACTTTAGAAGACCTCCACCAGCTTTTTTTTCTTTTTCTTCCATAGTTACAGGAGCAACAGCCACTAATAATCCAGTAGTTTCTTTTTTCTTTTTAGCCATTATAGTTATCCTTGTTCATCTTTTCTAGATAAGGCTTCCTTCACCTGTCCCTCCAGTTGCTCTAGGTGTACCAGAGAATTGAGTCTCCCCTGCAAGCGGAACATTTCCTGTTCCGATGTTGCCACCGCCAGTGCCTGTAACTCCAAGTTCTTGCGGTTGTTGAGGTGTTCCTTGAACGCCCCCCATAGCTCCCGGTTGCCCACCAGCAAGTTCAGCTTCCGGGCCAGTTGTTTGTCCAGCATTTTGCATTCCTATAATTTGAGCCATAATAGCAGCTTCTTCTGGATCATTTAAAACTTCATCAGGGTCTAGATCCAAAGTGTACGCAAGCTCACTAATAAGCTTTGATATTTTAACAAAAGGTGCAATAGCAGGATTTTGTACAGACTGTAAGAAAGTAGTCAATCGTTGGCTTCTTACTTCTTTCTGCATAAGGCTATTTGTACCTGTAGCCTTAACTTCTAAATCTCCCTTTACACCTAACTTACTCTCAAGAAACTGCATATTCCACTGGAAATAAGCTTCTCCTAGTGGCTTCAATAGAAAATCATCTAAGTTTTTAACTACAGTCTTTATGTTTAAAGAGGCTGCACCTAAAAGCATAGACATTCCTGAAGCAGTCCTTGTCATGCTCTGTACTCCGGTTTGTCCGTGTGAATAAGACGGAATACCTGTCTGTTCGTCAGAAAGCTGTCGAAACTTATCGAACATCATCATATTCTCAGTCGAAGTATTAGGAAACTTAACACCGTGTATAGCTTGTCCAGGTACTCCTGCTTGTCTGCGGAAGACTTTACCTGGATAAATTTCCATGCTTTGTCCTCCTACCAGGGCAGATTCATCTACATCGAATACTAACGAACCTGATAACGCCAGATTATCAATAGCCATTCGTGCATGTCCATTCATAATCTTTTGTGAATCATCCATATTCTCTGCAATTCCTATTCCAAAGAAACTATAAGGATTTCTTTCGTAGGGAAAAGAAT